TGATTTAGAACTATCATTATCAAAACCATATCTGTTTTTAAAATCTTTTTTGAATACATTAAATTTATTATATGGACCTTTAGAACTTGTATCAGGTGAACCTGCGGCATCTGTTGTTCCGTAGTTTCCATCTCTGTAATAGTATCTATAATATGCTTCCCACATTGCAGTTGTTACACCGTAGTTGTCATCATGGAATGTTATATTAATAGGTGCATAGTCTAATCTTTTTTGTACTACACGTTTTCTATTGTATTGATGCTTAACCTCAGTTGAAATATCATACTTAGGTAGGTCAACTGACTTGACCAGCATATTAATTTCATTTCTATGTTTTTGTGCTAGTTGTGGAATAACAGAACTTGCGTCTGCATTTATATTAAAGGTTACGTGATAAAGAAATTTTACCTTTGGTGCTAGTCTAAAGGCATCATCAACATATAATCTTGCACCATGTTGATAGTCACCAAGGTTACCTTTAGGGTTCAATGCCCCTTGTACTAGATTATTTAGAAATGGAGTTATCTTATTTGCCATACTAATATTTATCCAAATAAAATGATGGTGATTTTAAGAAGAAAAAAGGCGCCTTAGCGCCTTTAATCTCTAATATTTTAATTATTATTATGTACCTGAACTTACACCAGTTGCCGCAGAACTGTTAATTGCTCTACCTACTGCTGTTCCAATTCCTGTATTTTCTGGAGTTTGGATTGCATTATCGTATCTAATTGTAAGTGCAATTGATACTGGGTCTGAAGTTGCATAAGCCAATGTATTGTAGTTTGCACTCTCAAGATAACAACCGTACAATTCAAAAGTCTCAAGCACATCAGGTGTTTGCTCACCATTACCACCATCTAGTATTTCAATTCTAGTTACGAATTTGTAATCCGCTCCTGATCTTGCACTAGACTGTTCAAAGAAATCAAATTGTTTCTGTAATTGCTCACCTACTAATTTCTGTACATTATTATTAACATCTTCACGTAAGTTAATAGTAATTGGTGACCAAGTATGCTTACCTGCTAGATATGCTTTAGAGTTATATACTGGAATCTCGATTGGTTCAAAAGCTACTGTTGGTCTAGTTACATCCACTACTTGTTTTGTTAATTCTGTAGTTGGTGTAGTTACACCAAAATTTTGCAAAGACACCCTAAATCGATATTGCAGTTTCGGCATTAACAAGCCCTGGTTAGCAGCGGAATCTCCACTAGCTAAAGGGACTGTAATTTTTGATAGTGTTGAAATAGACATTTAGTTTGCTCCTATATTAATTGTATTTATCATATTAGAGTCCTGCAATTTCCCCAGTATTTTTAAGTCTTAGCGGAATGTAAATAAATTCTACTGCTTTCACTGGTTCAATAGCTATATCTAAGTATAGTTCATTACGGTCAATTCTACTTGGTGTATTATTAGACTCGTCACAGACAACTAAGAAGTCATACAATGCTCTTTGTCCTACTAATTCTAATAGTAAGCTCTCTGCAGCTCCTTTGATCTCGTCTCTAGTAATTTTATCATTAGGTTCAAAGATATAAGGCTTAGCAAGTTTCTGTAATTGACTACGTAAGTAGATAACCAAACGTGCTACGTTAATTCTATCTAACGCACTTGTACCTCTTGCACGAGTCTTTTGCCCATATGCTACTAATCCTGCGCCTGTTATAAAAGTAATCGGATTAACGTTTTGTGCATATAAGGTATCTCTTTGACCTTCATTTAATGATACTACATTAAATTCGCCTTCTTCATCTACAAAACCTGTTGATGTTGCGTTTGTAATACCACCTCTTCTAATACCTGCCGGTGCAAACCATGGAAAACTAACCTGATCACTTAATGCCATAGTTCTTAGCATCATATGACTTGGCGGTACAACAATGTTGTTACCTGCATTATCACTTGAAAAACCTGCTGGATAAAATACACCTAAGTATTCATCTCTTGATACAAGTCCATCGTCATTATCTTCTGGAGCTAATGCTTGGTTAGTTGCCCAGTTGTTAAGATCAGTTGCATTTGATTTTAACTTGAATGGTGCGTCACCAATAATGAATGCACTTAAACCTCTGTCATAGTTTAGACTTATCATTTCTCCAATAAGCTCTGGATATCCTGGTGTTGCCATTAAGTTGAATAATCTTGACTCATCGTCTCTAATATCTTCATTGCTGTTAACTAAAGATTGAAGTGCTTGTACAACAACTTTACGCTGTGCTTTGGAACCAAAACTACCTGAACCGTCTGCTTGGTTACCTGACTCAGTAACCCAACGATGTGGATAATAATTTTCCATTGCTTCATCATTATTAAATCTTAAGTTGTCACCGTTAACATTTACCCAGTTACGCTCAAATCTTTTTACATTAAAACCACTTCTACGTAGATTGTAAAGTAACATACCTTTTGGATAAAGTGCTGGATCTGGAGCATCAGTGTCTAAAAAGTTACTTACAAGTAAGTCTTCAATTGAACTAGCTGTTGATAAAGATCCTGCTGTTGCGTAACGTGCATCTGCAAACAACACACCGTTTTCTGTAGTTTGATCGGCACTATCACGTAGTTCCCATCTATTAGCAATTGGTGTATTTAATTTATTTGCATTGAACACATATATCTGTGGATAGCTTGATAATACTGCTGTGCTAATCCATATGTCGCCATTTTTAAGTGCAGTACCATCGCTTTGTAGAACTGGTGTTGACGCACTAACAATTGGTCCTGCTGGATCTGTTTGTTCGCCTTCAGAAGCATTGTAATATGGGCTAGTTGAATCTAAGTATCCTACCCAAGTTGTACCGTTATGAATCATAATGTCAACTTCATCTACAACTGAACTATACCATAAAGTACCTTGTTCTGTTAATGCTGTAACTTCATTTGGGCTTGCAGTATATACTAATGGTTTCCATTGACTTGCTTGAAGTTGTTTTGGATTTGTTGTGCCGTCTGTACCTGGTACATAATAAAGATTAGGTGTACCGCTTGTTGTACTTACGTATGCAGTAAATCCTGCTTCAGTTAATGAACCGTCAGTATCTACAAAACGTATATCACCAAACTGTGAATGTGAAATTGTTACTCTATTTTGACTATCAACATCTGCTGTAACATTTTCAATATTTGCACTTGTAATTGCTGCCGCAAGTGTATCTGCATCAGTAATTGTGCCATTAAATGTAGCTGATACTGTGATAGGCGTATTAAATGTAGCTTTGCCTGCATCTGTTGAAGCTACAGTAAAAGTTTTTACACCTGCTGTCATAGTAGATGCAATTATTTTACTTCCTCTAACAGAAGTTGGAGTTGCTGCTTCTCTTCTATAAATTTTATAAGAACCTAAAGGTTGTGCATCGCCTGCACAATTTGTTTGAACATACAAAGCACCTGCTGCAAGATTTGCTCCGCCGCCAGCTAGGTCAAGTTTAAAAAGTGCTTCTTCATTACTTGCATATAACGGGGCTTCTATAGTATCCCATAACAAAGTTGCACTATTAAAAGATTTTACTCTAAATCGTGCGCCTTGGTTTGCTTGTGTAGTTTTAAACCAAATACTTCCTGTTGGTCTAGTATATGTATCTGCTGTTTTCCATTCTGGCACTGATGTATGTGCTGAAATTTGTAAAGCTGGTGGAAAGTAACTACCTGCATCAATACCTAATAATGTTAAAGTTCCACTATCGCCTGCAATAACAACTGGTCCGCCAAACGTTGAATCTGCTGCGCCTGAAGAATTACCATCACTATAAATTTCTAACTTGCTGTTTACTGCCGCGGCAAAAACACCTGGAATAGATAATCCGTTAATTGTTGAAGCAATAGTTGTTACTGTATCTACAGATCCAACGGACACTGAAACACCGTTTACTGTGATTGTGTTACTACCTGTAAATGATGGATTTGCTTTTGAGCCTTGAATAGTAGGCCAACTCTTCATCCAATCTTCACTACCTAACTGTACCCAAGTACCAGGTGTAACACCAGGGGCATTACCTGCTGTTTTATACCACATTGTATTGAGTGTTGTTAAAGCTACAACTGCATAGTCACCAATACTACCAAAAGATGTTTTTGGAGCACCTGGTGCTTCTGCTGTACCAGAAACAAATGTTACGTCTGTAATGACACTAGGTATTCTATTTGTAAAACTCTGTCCGCCAGTTACTGTAATAGCGGCTCCATTCCATTCTTGAAGACCAAAACTTGTTACTGATGTATCAAACCAGTAAGTGCCGTTAGCTGGATATGCAGCCGGCGCTGTTGCTTTTGGTTTAAGTTGATTTGTATCTACATCTGCTCTTGTTACAAAAGCCGCATTGCTGATTCCTAAATATGAATAAGCTGCTTGTAGACCGTATTCGTTAAGCTCTCCTGCATGTACTGCATTGTTGCTTGCGTCTGTTTCAAATACTGGATCACCAAATGTATCTGCTAAATCTCTTTGTGATGTTAGCAAGAACGGTTTACCTGCATTTGCTTTAGTTGTTCCTGTTGCTGTTCCTGTACCTGCAGCGTTCTTTTTATCTTGAGCACTCACAACAAATATCATAGGTGTTGTGCCTGGCTCTGCCGGAGTATAAAAACTCTCGTCGATAACGCTTACTTGTACGCCTGGTGAAGTTAATGCCATTTCTTTGTCTCCTGTTGGAATAAGTTATTCTACATGTATTTATAAGATTTATTTCAAAAACACCTTAAAGATAGCCAAATAAAGGGACGATAAAGGGGAGCTAAATACAATATGAGACCATTATGTGTGTGCGGATTACGCCCTGCGGCTGTAAACTATAAAAAAGGCAATAAAACTTTTTATAGAAAGAAATGTGAACTATGTTGTAAACATGGAGGCACAGGACACGGTATTCCTAAGTGGAAACGTGCTGGTTATGAAAAAAAGTTACATTGTGAAAAATGTGGATATAAAAGTAAGCACAAAGAACAGTTTAATGTTTTTCACATAGATGGTTCTTTAGATAATTGCAGATTTACTAATTTAAAAACTATTTGTGCAAATTGTCAACGTATTATGCAGAAGCAAGGTGTACGTTGGAAACAAGGTGATCTTGTACCTGATTTTTAAGTGCATCTATTGTGCTACTATTTTCAAATATACAGGTAAATTTTGTATTCGCCCATGCCCATTCACTAGGATGCACATCTTTAGGTTCAACATTTAAAGTTTGATATTCTTTAAACCAATCAGGATCATTACCTCTTTTTACACGCCAAACTTGTCCATTAATACCATAGATCATTTTAGCTTCATTTGGAAATCTAACATCTGGAATCACAAAATTTTTATCCGGATTATCAAGAATTTTTTTCTTAGTTAAACTGACCCAAATACCATCATAAAACCCATCACGCATACACTCTGTACCAAATAATTGTAACACATATCTTGGTGTGATTTCTTCGCCTGTTTCTTGTGTCCAATACTTGTCAACAGACTCACGCCATTTTCTGCTTTCATTAGTTTTTCCATCAAGCAATTCACGATCCCAATCAAACATAGTTGCTACACTATCTTTTAATTTGTCTGCAAAACTTAATTTAATATAATTGTGTTCTTTTATTAGATACTCAGCTATTGTATCTTTGCCGCTACCTATTAATCCACAAATTCCAATAATCATATAGATCTCCTAAGTATCTATAGTATACTGGATATTTTTCAGAATGTCAAGTAATTTTTAACCAATTAAGAAACTATAGCCTACGCCACCTGGTACATTTGTAGCTATATCTTGTTCTAGCTTTTCCATTTCAGCTTGGGCTTCTTGCTTTAGTGTATCACCATTAAGCTGGCTTCCGCCTTGTGGGCCAGCAATAGTAGCAAACTTACTTCTAGCCTCACCTAGCATAAATTTACATGTTGCAAGTGTGTAATCTTTGAGCCATTGATTAGCAAGATAGTCAGTAATTAATTCGCTGTTTGGTCTATAATTGTAGCATAGTAATAATAAATCTTCTTCTGCTCTTGGCCTTTGTAGTAGTGTTAATTTTTTATTTGCAGTATTCCATTTGAATTCAATAAATGATCCAAACATACGTCCTACTATTTCTTGATAACCAGAAAAAAGTTCATATGAAGCTAATCCACCCATATTACTACTTGCTAAAAGATATGTGTTTGTATATGCAAGGTTAAAAGGCTCAAATAAAGAACCTCCATCTCCTCCACCAGTTCTTGAACCTATTGAACGTCTGTGTATTTTTCTTACTTCAACTATTTCGTTAGGCAAAATATATTCATTTTGATCAATTATTGTTGGTAAAAACACATAAGATTCTTCTACAGAGTTGTCAGATCTTTGTCTAAATTTGCTAAATGCTTTGTCCAATGCTGTTTGATAATGTATAGGATCAAGTTCTACATCAATCATGCCACCGCCTAGCATTGTATGCACATAATCAAATATTTCTTGTTTTTGTGTTTGTAGATCTGCCATTAATATTCTCCGAATTGTCCTCATAGTATTTATCGTCGATAAATACTTGTATGCCGAGACTTAGTTTATATAAACCAGAACGTGGTAATGATTACGAATTTTTAGACAAGCAAATACTTGAAATGTTCACTGTGGGCGGTACAGATATGTTTGTTCATAAGTATCTTGGTCCTAAAAGCCCTAGTGAAGATGATGCAACAGCTGATCAACCAAAGTATGATGCTGTAAAACACACAAATATACAAGATTTATTATTCTTAGAAAATAGAGATAGAAAATATGACAAAGACGTGTATACTATGCGTGGTATATACAATGTTCAGGATGTAGATTTTGATTTAAGTCAATTTGGGTTATTTTTACAAAACGATACTTTAATGCTTACAATACACATTAGGAGTAGTGTAAAAACATTAGGTCGTAAAATAATGCCAGGTGATGTGATAGAATTGCCTCATTTAAGAGACGAATATGCACAAAACGATTTAGCTGTAGCACTTAAAAGATTTTATGTAGTTGAGGACGTAAACCGTGCTAGTGAAGGTTTTACACAAACATGGTATCCGCATTTATACAGATTAAAATTAAAACAAATTTACGACAGTCAAGAATACAAAGATATATTAGATTTACCAGCAGAAGAAGATGCTCCAGGTGGTAACACACTTCGTGATTTACTATCTACTTACGAAAAAGAAATGCAAATTAATAATGCTGTAGTAAAACAAGCAGAAGCAGATAGTGCAAAAAGCGGTTATGATACAAGTCATTTATTTACTTTACAAAC